ATATCACTGTGATCTACGGAACCTAGAGGACGGATGAAAAAGCTGCTTCTGTTCCTGTTCTTTAGTACCGTTTGCTTTGCACAGTCGAGCATCACCGCATCCAACACGGTAGGTATCTTTCGTAGGCGCTGCAACGCCCTCCCGTAAAACAAAAATCTTAAAAAAGTGAAATAGGTGAACCGTGGCAGATTCCGAGAAGTCCCTCAAGAAACCCGAGAAGTCCAAGAAGAAAAGTTCTTCCAAGAAAAAGCGTCATAAAATCCGGTCCATACATATTCAACCTACTGATAATAATGGTTTTATCGCAACTCATGAACACGAACCAGACGAGGATGACGAGACAGGCCAAGCCCCTCCTTCTACTATTCACGCTCTTGGTAACCTCGACCAACTTCACCAGCACTTGGATGACACGCTCGGCGGCGCACCGGGCGGCGGACAAGCTCCCCCGGCTGCTCAAGAGGCCCCTCCAGCGGCTGCTGGCGGAATGGCAGGAATGTAATGCCTTTAGCTAAAGGTAAAAGCAACAAGACGGTCGGTAAAAATATTAAGACAGAAATTCTGTCAGGCCGTCCGCAGAAACAGGCAGTTGCGATTGCGCTCAATACAGCGGGTCGCGGAAGGAAAAAGAAATGAAGAAGCCTGAGAAGCCCTCGAAGGGCAACAAGCCTGAAATCAAATTGAAAATCAAGGCAAAAGGTAGTCCCGAAGCTGTCAAGGCTGCGGTAAAGAAGATCGTTAAGTAGGGACCAGTGGACCTAGACGAATTTTACAGCAAGCACGGAGAAAATCCAGATTGGTCCTCGGTAGACGCCCTAGACTTTTACCTTCTCGTAGATAGTAAGAGGGCAGAGTTCCAAGCTCTTGCGGACGAAGGAATCCTCAATCAGCACTATCTCTGGGAGCCTATCCGCCGTAGGACAATTACTGATCTGTACTTTCTGTCCCTCTGCTGCTGGGACTCAATGCCAGATGGCGGAATAGAAGTTCCACTATCCGAGAACGTAATGAACCTAGAAAATCACAAAGAGATGATTTCTATGTTCGTAAAGAAAGACCCTGATCTAAGCTTATCGAAACAAAAGGGTTTCAAGACTAGACTTATATTATACCCCCGTGGTACCCAGAAGTCGAGTTGGGATTATCTTGATTTGGTTCAGTGGATTCTTCTAGATCACACCGTTAGGATTCTGGTACTTACCGCCGCTGACGATATGGCGGGCGACACTGTAGATTTAATCAAGGGCTATTTCTTTATAAGAGAGTCCTTTGTAAGCCTCATGAATCTTTTCTGGCCGGAACACTGCCTACTAGAGAAGGATTCAGGCAAGTCGGGTGACTTTACTACCCCGATGTGGACCAGAAAGCAGATCACCCGCAAAGAGCCTACCATCATGGCTCGTGGTATTACCGCCACTATAAGTGGATATCACTTTGAGATCATAGCGGGAGACGATGCAGTTTCCGACAGAAACTCTTTGACCACGGAACAGTGCGCTGCTGTAAAGAAAAGATACTATCTCACTCGTAAAACTCTTCGCTCTTTCGGTTTCACCAATCTCGTCGGGACTCGCTACCATGAGGACGATCTTTATGGGGATATAATCTCCAAGACGCAGGTAGGAAATTTCAAGGCAGAGAGCATCAATCTCTGTACAAAGAAAGTTACAAACGTCGAAAAGGGTATGGATATCCTGATCGGCGCGGCGATGCAGATCAAGTTAGACTGTTCCGCCGAACTAGCTAAGTTCAATATCCCTCGTCGAGATTGGTTTAGAAAAGCAGGACGGCTGGGTGTAGAACTAGTCATGCCGGGTAACCCCCACCTGACTTATGATAAGTGGCTAGGCGACTACGAAGATGATCCCGAGACCTTCGAGGCGCAGATGAACCAGAATTGCTTGAGCGCAGTTGCCTCCGTCTTTACTGAAGAGCTTCTCCTCAAAGCAGTTATACACTGGAACGAACTTCCAGTTATGGGTAGACGCTCAATTGCGTTTGACCTTAACGGCGGTAAAGGTAAAAAAGATAATGACTTCGTTGTAGGTAATTGCTGTTTATGGGACGACAAGGGCATAGGCTATATTATTGATCTAGTTAGGGATGTATTTCCTAATCCCACAGCAATAGCCAAAGCCGTAGTAACATTTTGTACCAAACACCACCCGGACATCCTGAGTATTGAAGACGCTCTCGGTTCTAGAATGCTTCAGCCCACTATAGAGGCAGAAGCAGATAAGTATAGAAATCCTAGAACCGGGGAACCAGACGAGTTCGTGAAAAATCTGGTAAGGCGCATACACTGGAGTCCGATAGACACTAGAGAAGACTCTAAACGAAATAGAATCAACTCCCTCCAACCTTTACTGATGTATGGCCGGATGCGATTCGTGAACTACCTCCCGTACATGGATCAACTCAAAACTGAGTTTGTCCGGAAGATTACACGCGGGAGTAAAAATGATATTCCAGATTCGATAAGTCTCCAAATTCCTTTCATGCCTGTTCCAGCCGCTACTCCTCAGTCGCAAGAAGACAAAGACAAACGGGAGCAAGAACTGAGAAAGCAGCAGCAGGAAGTCCGAGACAAATCAGCTTGGAATCAAATGTTCGAAGACAGGAATAATATCTGGTATGAAAATCCTGCTCCTCCACAGCAGCAAGAGTACTTGTTAGATGATTATCAGCAGCCGTCTCACGAGGAGGGACTCGATAACATCCTCGGAGCGGGTTTAATAGGATAACCTTAAGACTCGGATTAGAGAACTTTTGAGTCGGAAAAGGCAATATGGCACAGGTAGGTTTTGCGATAGGACTCCCTTTTGGCGGTCGTCTGGTCCACCCTAAGTGGGCGGTTAGCCTAAAGACGATGGATTTTCCAGTTAATACCACGCAATCAATAATCATGATCGAGGGTAAGGAAGTAACAGAAGCCCGGAACATGATTGCGAAAGCAGCGATAGAATCCAAGTGCAAGTATCTGTGGTTTCTAGACGATGACGTTATCTCCCCCCGCTATGCAGTGCAGTACCTCGGATATCTTCTCGACCAGAACGAAGATGAAGGCGTGATGGTATCCACAGGGATTTACTGTACGAAGACAGTTCCCCCGGCTCCCGTTATTTACCGTAGGGAAAGTAGCGGGGCGTTCTGGGACTGGAGTCTGAACGAGGTCTTTGATATAGATGAGTGTGGCGCAGGCTGCATGTTAATCAATATGAAGGTTTTCGATCACCTTGAGTATCCATATTTCCGGGATACAACGGAATATAAAAACGGCGAAGATGGCCCAGTAATGCACGCTACCAGCGAAGACATCTATTTCTGTCGTTCGGTAAAAGAAAAAGGATTCAGGATTCAGGCTCACGGAACCGTTTTGTGCGCCCACTACGACAACAAAAGCAATAGCTTCTTTACTCTTCCGGAAGACAGCAAGCCTGTCAAGCTAGCCCGAAAGAAAGAAGAAGCTGAAGCTAAACTTGGAATTTTAAAGGACATCTAATGGCAGGCGAAATCATCCAACTTTCCGAAGACCTTATGCACCCGAGAAACTACGTTGCCCCTTCTGCGGATAACGACAGGACCGAAGGCAAGGGTAAAGGCCAGATCGCTACTCAGGGTCTGGATCAGATTTATAACAACGATGCACAGTCTAAGGGCGGTCCCGGCGATCCCGGAGTCTGGGGCGGTGCGGAACAGTCGGTTAACAAGTCTACAGCCGAAGCGGGTACTTCGGTTGCTCCCGAGTACTTTAATGACTTTACTACAGGTCAGTGGGGCTGCAAATCAGAGGCTCGTGTCAAGGGCGTTAATCCCCGGTAACCGTTCAGTTACTTTACAGACTGTCACCGTTCGGTTCCATTTTCCGGAATACTAGGTACCCATGTCTCAGATCGATCCAGCAAACACGCTAGCAGATACACTAACTGAAGAGCAGATCGCCCAAATTCTCCAAACAGGGAAGTGGGCACCTGACCCTGCTCTTACTCTAGTGCTCCGGGATACCGATAGTGCCGAAACCGCGAAGGCGGCTAAGCAGTGGATCGCGGGGTGGAATTCTGCTAGCATTCTGTACCAGTCTACGACTACTCCTAAATTTTGGGAAGGCACACAAGTAGAACGGGCTAATGTTCCCTTCTACACCGTGGCTAAAGTTGTGAACTCATTGACGCCTCAAATTGTCAATGGGCTTTTTTATGACGATCCTCCTTTCATTTTTCAGCCTCGTCCGGGGACAAGTCAAGATACTGTAGAAGCCGTAGCAGATATCATTGGATACCAACTCAAAGAAATTGGGTTCAAAGAACAAGTCCGTCTCGGAGTAATGAACGTAGTTCTTTACGGAACGAACATCTGGAAGTGGGGATGGGACAGTAAGAAGATTTCTCGTACATACTTCGCCTTGGACGAAAAGAAGGATACTATTCCTTCGGAAATTCCGGGCCAGCCTGATGTAGAATTCCACGATCCGAACGCCCCACTAGTTGAAAGAACCGAAGAAATCCGCGTTGAGCAGCCCCGGTTCGAAAATATCACGTCTATCCGAGACGTTTTGGTTGATCCTACGCTTCGGGTACCCGATATTACCAAGGGAAAGTTTGTAATCCACAGGCTGTATCTCACTTATAATGAGCTAATTGCCCTCAAAGATACCCCCGGATACGACATTCCAAGCGAGCAAGAAGTCATTTCTTGGTTCACACCCCCGGAAGAAACTGCCCTTCCGGATATGGATGAACGTACCGGAATCAGCCCAATGTGGGATATGCGGGCCGATCCGAGGTGGGAAAAGGCTACAATTGATCCATTTAATCAGCCTTTAGAGGTTTTAGAGCGTTGGGACAAAGAAAAAGTCATAATCGTAGTCCAGCGCAAGAAAGTTATCTGTAACGGAAAGAATCCTTACTCCGAAATTCCCTTCCTTTCCTGTAATTTTTGGGATGTACCCGGAGCGTTTTACGGCCTCGGCGTGGGTCGGACGGTTGGTTCTGAGCAGCGTTTGCAGATGGGAATCGTCAATACTTGGCTTGATTCCGTCGCTCTCTCCCTCTCTGGTGTATACGTTAGGAAGCGTACCAATAGTATTCCTACCCAGAGTATCCGGATTTCACCGGGCAGGGTTGTTGAACTAGAGAATGTAGAAGACCTGAAGCCTCTCGCCCGTCCTCCGGCTGTCCCGGAAGCGGCGGAGCACCTCGGAATGTCCGCGAGTCGTGTAGAGCAGAACTCTGGTGCCGGTGAAATATCTTCACAGGGTCAAGCGGGGTCTTCAGGACATAGTAACATCGCTCGTACCGCGACCGGAGCGGCGGGGCTTCTCCAAGGGCAAGGTATTGGAATCTCAGACCTCGTTGAAAAGTTTTCGTGCAACGTATTCCTTCCCTTCCTTTACCGCGTGATGGAGATGAACAGAAATCTCCTCCCGGCAGAGACAATTAAAAGAATCTTGAATGATGAACTCCAGAAGGCTTATCTCGCAGAAGGCACAGGAACTATTGAAGACATCCGTAAGGCCCGGATGGAGATCGAGATTCAGGCCGGGGCTAAACTCGCAGATCGTAGGGCGGTAAGCGCGAGTCTTCCCCTCCTAACCTCGTATCTCGGACAGCAGTTTGTTGTTCAAAACCTCGCTACGCAGGGACTCAAAGTAGATCAGAAGATGGTCGTTAAGACGATCTTTGAAGCTGCTGGATTCAAGAGCTTCTATAGTCTGATTGTTCCAATGACCGATCAGGAAAAACAGCAGTCGCAAGCTAACTCTCCCGCCGCTATGAACCAATCCAAGATTCAGGCAGAATCGCAGATGGCTCTCCAGAAATATCAGGCGCAGTCCCAGCTTAGGGATCAAGAGAATATAGCTAAGGCAGGTATGGAAGTACTCCGGAAAAATCTCGAAGCCACTAGTACCCCCGAGGCGATGACTGGTCAGGTTGGGGCGAACGAGGGATTCGGATCAAATTTATAACTTGACAGGACACCCTATTTGTAGTATAATGTATTTAAGATAAAGGACCCATGAAAACTCTCTCCTCCGCTGTAGCTTTTCTAATCCTATTTGCTATACTCGGTGGAGTTTTCGCCGTGTATCAGTACAATGTTCTTGTCAACGATATGAACGTAGAATTCTCAGTCCAACAGAAACAGATTCTGAGTCTTGAGAAACAGGTACGCGATCTTCAGAAACAGAAACCAGTAAATAAGTTTTACCTCATGCCCCCCTCTCCACAGGCCCAGACTACGGAAAAGCCTAGTTCGTATAGCCCCGACCAATATACTTCTAGCCGCTAGTGGAAAGTGGAATATGGACCCCCGAATCCAGCTACTTGCTATACTTGAGAACATGCGCCACTTATTTGGGTCTACCTCTCCCCAGTTCTCTTACTGGAAAAGACGAGTAAATTCTGCTCTAGTGGATGATAAAGACCTATTTATTCTGTTGAAAAATACCCAGGATGGACAATTTCATGACTGATTACGAAGAGCTTACCCCGGACCAGATCGCGGAAGAGGCTCAAGAACGAATTAACAAAGCGGCTGATCTTCAGTTTACTGTAAATACTAAGGGCTGGAATACTCTGCTTGCTACCTTCGAAGAAATGAAGGACGCCCAGATCGCCAATTTTATGGCAATCCCCCCAGGTTCCGCGAACGAAAAAGATATCATTGCCGCGCACAACGTTGCGTATACTACAGCTTTTATTCTAAATGAAGTTGTTAACGCGACTAACCGAGCAATTCAAGATGGGTTCAACGCTCAAGCCGAACTACAATCTTTTAAGAAACCCGAGGTCAGTTCCGAATGGGAATAAATAAACTTATAGTGTTTCTTCTCTTGGCGACAGGACTGTGTTATTCACAGTCTGCCCAGAGGATTTCCGTTGCCATACAAAGCCCAGCGGCTGCGGCGGGCTACGCTAGAATTAGTCCCCATGCCTCTATCTACGTTTGTACATATAACTCTCAGTTGAACTGCTCTTCCGGTAATTACCTTTCTATTTATTCGGATGTAGGTCTTACGAGCGGAATTGCACAGCCATTGGTTGCTGATTCTGTGGGTGGTTATCAGTATTATATTCAGGCAGGTACGCAGGTAGTCGAGAAGGTTTGTTATACGGGGGCGCAGTGCCAAAGCTACGCGGTGTATATAGGAACTAGTAACCTATCCATATCCGGGAATGGCGCTCCTACCCAGACGTGTTCTCTCCCCAATCAAGGTCAAATCTATATAGATAACCTGAATGGACAGATTTATTCCTGCAACGGGACTATCTGGCAAATAGCTGCCACCACCGCCGTGCCAGCTTCTCCCTCCTTTGCGATACAGTTTGCTAACTCGGGGGCTACACACTTTCAGGCGGACTCATCTATAACTGTGAATCCAACTACGCACACGTTCACAGCACCGAATGTATCTGCAAGCACCGTCGTGGCTGGCGCTATATCGCCCGGATTTACAGTCTCAATCAAAGACCCGCGCTGCGGTGGCGCAGTGGATGGGGTAACAGACGATGCAGCCGCCTGGACGGCTTGTATCGCACTGGCGTCGGCAAATAGCGGAACCGTCACAACGGATGGATTGTCACTGCTGGAAAGCACACCAACGATTCCGAGCACTGGAAATTTCAAGATCGAAGGCACAACTCCTGGCGCGGGAATGCTTTTCTCAAATCCATCGGGATGGGCCAGAACGGTCGTCCTCCCGTGGCTTTATGGATCCACAATCAATGCGGGAATTTACGTGCCCTCTGGTGCTTCTAATATCACGATTGAGGATATGGCTTTGACCTGCGCACCATCGAGCGCAACAGGTTGCGGAACGCCAATATTCTTGCTCGATGACAACAACATCACGCTACGTAATAATACCTATGGGGCTGGGATCTGGAGCAACTACGGAAATGGCATTGAGTTTTTCGGAGGTCACGACCTAACTTTCGATGGGGGAACGATCTTCGGGTATAACTCTGCTGGAATCCGAGGCAACTACTCGTCTGGATTGAGCGGCACGTCCCTGAGAGTTCATGCGCGGAATCTGAATATTCAAGGCGCTAATCCATCGAGTATATACACCCCCGGATCGTTGGAGTTTTTCAATTCCCAATCAAGCGATTTTACCAACAACAATATCGACCAAGGTAATGTGTTGAAACCCGTCTCCAACCCTTGCTGTGGGTACGGCGGACTGTTCTACACGACTGCCAATCATCACATTCCGATTACGTCGCTCTCTGGCATGGGCCATTCGATGACAGCCACGGTCCCAGGTAGCTCACCTATCCCGATCACGTCCATGACCACCTCTGGGACGACGACGACAATTACGGTAGGAAGTACACTCTTTCCGTCAGTTCTCGTTCCCGCCCAGACGGTTCTTTGTGGAAATTATGGAGTTGTTGGAGGCACCGGCACTTTACCAGCAAACGGGTATTGCACAATCATCGGAACCAATCAGGTAATGTTCCCAACACCCAGTTATGATGCGACCGGGGCTAATCTGACAAACGCTGTCTTCTGGCTTTACGGATTCCTTCCCGACATCGGCCAGCAGTTTTACGTTGACCTGGCCGGTGTGTTTAGGGGAAACGCATCCATCAGCAGCCTGACCTACACCGCCTCTTATCTGACTGG